TTCCCCAACTTTCGTTATTTCTCAAAGTATAATAACCTATGGCAATATTAAAGCCATGATTATCGAAAAGAAGAGTCTCTGTACCAATTGCAATATTATTGTTACTAATAGTACTAAACCTACCAGCGTATTGTCCAATAAAAATATTTGATTCCCCTAAACTTAAACTCTCTTTTCCGTCTATAGTTATTTTTCCAAAAGTATCATTTTCTTTCCAAGTTGCTGGTCTTGATGGTAAACTTGCATCTGACTTATTATCTGTATATGTAGTTGTAGTATTATCATCTATTTTTGCTATAAAATAATAACCTCCAGGCTTTATTCTATATATTTTTCTTGATGTTATAGCACCAGAGGTACCTATTGGAATATCTGTTAAGTTAATCTTTCCATCAGATGTTTTATCAACAACAGTAACAGTATTAGATGTTGTACCAAGTTCTGTCTCTCCAGTAGCTGTTACAAAGGTAACTTTATATTTATGCTCTCCATTATCTACATTTCCAGCACCATCTCCTGCCAAAGCACCAGTACAAGCAGTTGGAGCATCAATAGAAGTAAACTTAATATCTCCCCCTTCTTTTAATAAAATATCAGACCCATAATCAATAGTTATAGCATCTTCCGAACTACACAAAAGAGATATATTTGTTCCATCCCAATTAAAGTAATCAGTTGTATTCCCTATATAAAACTTTGCGGTTTCGTCTTCAGGACCAATAATATATCCCTCTTCAGTATTATCAAAGGTTGTTTTCCCATATCTTATTATTCCTCCAACAAGAGTAACATTTACTAATTGTGCTTCTTCTGGGTCAAGTTTCCAACCAGAAGAACCTTCTATATAATTACCAGACCTTATATACCCACCTTCAAGAATATAATTTCCTATTAAATCTCCACTCTCTAATCCACCTAATGATGTTTCTAAAAATCCACTCCTCATTGAAGAAGGTGTATCTAATTGTTCTTTTTTTGTTAGGTCTATTTCTTTTGTTTCTATCTCGTCTGGTTCTTCTAATATAGTTGGTATTTCTAATGCTGGTAAACTTGCTCGTTCTTGTTGTATTTCATCTTGATATAAAACAAGTTTTTGTTCTTCCTCTGGTTGTGGAGTAACAGGGTCTAATTCTCTTACTCCTGTCCAGGGTAGTGTTTTTTCTTTTACTCCACTCCAAGGTAATGTTAGTTCTGGTTCTTCTGTTTGTATGTTAGATATAGGTTCTAAATCATTTTGTTTTGTTTTGTTTTCGTCTATCTCGTTTTGGTATAAAACAAGTTTTTGTTCTTCTTCTTCTAATTTTCTTACATCACTCCAAGGCAAATTTGGTGTTGTGATTTTATCAAAATTATATTCTTGTCTTTTAGGAAGTTCCAAACCTAAAACCGGATTTTCTGTTTCAGGTTCTTGTTTCCTTGCTTGTAAAGACCCTTCTCTTTGAAGAAGTTTAGAATAACCGCTATTCCAAATAGTTTTGTCTCTACTTTTCTTAATAGTTTTGTTAAAATCTTCAGCCATTATATCTTTTGTGAAGTTGATACATTAGGATTGACAATGTCAAAGCCTATAAACTCTCCCCCTACCGATGTGCTTCCTGTAAACTTAAATTCAAAGGCGTGTCCAGCAATTCTTCCGTTTATTTCTGACTCATATTCACTTGATGTTGTTCCAAAGGTTGTATAGTCTCCGTGTTTATCTATTCTATAAGAGCATACAACACTTGATAGATTATCAAAATGAGGAATTATTTTTGTTATTTCTTTTATCAATGACCTCACTCCAAATTCCATTGGATAATACTGTATTGTATAAGATATTGCCTGATTTAATGAACCAGTAATGTCATCTACATTTGTGGTAAAGAGTTCTAACACTTGTCCGTCATCATCTCCTGCAATCAATTTTAGTGTTGTGCTGTCAATATATGGAGAAAATACCTTGTATTCTGTTGGGAATGTAAATAATGACCAAGTTTTAGTGTCAATATGATAGAAAACACAAGCATTTGAGTAGGTTGTTCCGTCATAGGTGATGTCCCCTATTGACCACATTACAAATTCTCCGTCAGACATACCTGCAACATCTGTGTAATTAGAAGAACTTATTGCTTCTACTATTTCTTGTATTGGTCTTGATATTTTAACTGTGTCTTCTCCGTTTGTTTCGTAAAATCCGATAGACTCTTTATATCCAGCAGAGAAGTAAAACACTGTTCTTTTTCCTAATACGATGCTTTCTTGTGATGGACTTCCTAATTTTATCAAGTCGTCTGGGTTTGTAGAGCGTCCGTTCCATCTTTTTAGTGAGCGATCTTTGAAGATAAGAATATATCCAGGAACTTTCGCTAATCCTGTTATATTTCCTTGTCCTTCAAAAGGTTCTATATCAATATATCCTGAACCCTCTCCTGTCCAGTCAATAATATAGTTAGATGGTGTTGTTGAGTAATATAATCTATCTTCATAACTCGTTACTCCTGCTACATAAACTCTGTCATTCCATTCAATAGCATATTTTCCAGTTGGCATACTTCCTATATTAAGGTTTGTTCCTGCTGTGCTAACTGTTAAACTTGCAGCTCCTAAAGATGAGTCTGCTTTTGTATCTTGATATGTTGTTGTTGAGTTATCAGCAATAGCAGCAACAAGATAATATGTCCCTGTTGAAGCAACCCCAGCTTTTGTTCTATATACTTTTCTTGATGTGCATTCGTTAGCAACTCCTGTTGGGATAGATGATAAATCTCCTGCTTTTGAACCATCTCCTGTTATAGAAGAAGAAGCATCTCCTGCTAATGTTTCTCCAGCTGCTGTTGTGAAAGATATTTTGTAATAATGTATCCCTGTATCCAATGAACCAGCATCACCTGATAATGTTGCTGTTGGTGCTGTTGGAACTGTTGAACTTGAAATCCAACTTGCTCCGTCTTCTGAAGCATATTTATCTGTTCCATTTAACACAAGTGCTGTGTCAAGATAGGTTAAGAAGTGATGTTTTGTATTTTTTGTCAAGGTTGCTGTTTTTGCTGTCCAAGTTCCAGCGTCTAATCTGTTCATTTCTGCATTTGTAGCACCATCAACTACTGATAGAAGATATTTTGTTCCACTTGACAATATAAATTGGTGCATTCCGAGCATCTCGTATGTGTCTGCTATTTGAGCGCCTACTAAAGATGTTCCATCTCTTATAACAGCACTTCCAAGCACTTTATCAAAGCGAACATTCTGTGCAAATTTTAATGCTTTTTGTGGTGCTAATATATCAGCGACTTTTTGCACGACTCCGTCCGATAAATCTTGTACTCTAATTGTTTCTACTTGCATATTTTTTAATAAGTTATTCCATTTATTTTCGGACGAATGCGACTTTTCCGTCCACTTGTTTGTAATCTAATTGCATCGGATAACATTGCACTAAACATCATATAATCTGTGTCTTGTGTGCTTCTTAATCCGTTTGTATTTATTTGACTTCTAATTACCCATACCAACCAATACTTCACCATATTATACCTTGCTATATCAAGTGTATCTCCGTCACTATCAATTGTTGGTGCTTCTTTCCAATAATCTAACCAAATGTTTCTTCCTGATAATGTAGAGTCTACCAAAGGGTAAAAATAAAGTTTATTCTCATAAATTGTATAACTATCTGGATTTCCTGTATCTACTCCACTCCAAACTCCTGAACCTGATGCTAATTCTGATGTTATTGAACCTGTTCCACTTGCTGGTATGCCTGATAATACTCCTGTGTCCCTATCGTTGTCTGTGTATGTAATTGTTTGTCCTAATATATATACAGAACCATCATCATCAAAATCTCTTGAACTTGTCAATGCAATAGAGATATCTCCAATGCTTTCAGTTGATGTAAGTGTTGTATGTGGTATTCCTACTAATTCTTTTTCCCAATCAACCTTGTCTTTATATACAAGCTCACTTTCTGTTCCTATTCTAACACTTGCAACTGCTTTGTTAGAATATCCCCACATACTTGTTGGTAATGTAAAAGAATTTACTCCTAATGATACATTTCCCAAGTCATAATCAAATTCCTGTAAAGAACTCCATCTTTTCAGTTTCCCTTTCATAAAGTCAAGGCATAGGTTTATTTCCTCTATACAAAAATCGTGAGATAGAAGGTCTGTAAAGTCTGTTTTGTTTCTATTAAGAGCATATTGTATTGCTTTTCCTACGGTGTTTTCTCCATATCCTTCAAAAGGAATAGGGTCAGAATAATCAGAATAGGTTGTTCCTATTGAGTCTTTCCATCGTAAAAAGTAATATCCTGATGTTTGAGAAGTATCAGAGTATTGTGTTTCTAATGTTCCTGTTTGTATTGATATTGTAGCAAGAGATGTTTTATCTCCTAATATGGTTGAAGCGTGGGCTATTTCTATTTGGTCATAATCTAATATATAAACTTTTGTTCTTGATGGGTGATCAAAGACAAGGCTACTTGCAAGAGTAATTGTTGTTCCTGTTGGAGATGTTACTGCGTGTGTTTTGATAACCTCACTTCTTTCATTTCCAAAATCTCCTATAAGGATTATTTTATTTATTGCAAAACCAACAATACTTTCAACAGTTATTGTGCTATCCCCAGATAAAGAAGAAGCATTTAGAAATGTATATAATTTATCTTCTGTTAGGGGTTGATTTTTAGAATAAAGAATTTTCATATTTTTGTTT